AGTTAAGTACAAAGAGTATCAAGCAAACGATAAAGCAAACGAACACCAAACAATAAGGCAAACGAACACTAACAAGAATGAAAAGAATAATAAAGAAAATATATATAGGGAATTTCAACACTTATTCATAACTGAAGATGAAATAAAAAAGTTATTAGAGAAACATACAATTACACAAATAAACAACGTATTAAACGACATTGAAAACTACAAGCAAAATACTAAATATAAAAGTTTATATTTAACGGCTGTAAAATGGCTACAGAAAAACGAACCAACTTCCGAAGGTATTTCACCTGAAGAAATAAAAGCAAGAAAATATGGATATATTAACTAACGGTTCAGCACTTGATTATTTATTGAACTACAGAGACGGCAAAATTAAACACGGACTGGAACTTGGAAACGGACTTGATGAATATTTAAAATTTAAACGTAAACAAGTAAACATAATTTTAGGACACGACAACGTAGGTAAAACTTATTTTATAAATTGGTATTTTTTAGCACTTGCACTTAAACACAAATTAAAGTTTATAATTTGGAGCGGTGAGAACCAGCACGGACAAATTCTGCGAGACTTAATACAAATGTACGCAGGAATAAATTTTAAGCAATTAACCCACGATGAAATAAGAAACTACAGCGCATATTTAGAACAATACTTTACATTTGTAAAAAACGACCGCCTGTACAAACACGAAGAACTATTTAAAATATTTGAACAAAGCGAATGCGATGTTGCACTAATTGACCCATTTACAGGTTTAGACCGCAATATGACATACGAAGGTAACTATCAATTTATGAACGCAGCACGACAATTTGTAAACAAAACAGGAATGACACTATACATAAACACTCATCCAAATACTGAAAGCGGAAGAAGTTCAAATATTTACGCAGACGGAGAATTTAAGGGACACCTACGCAGTCCGCTAAAAGACGGAATTGAAGGAGGAAAGGCATTTACTAATAGGTGTGACGATATGATTATTATTCACAGACTAATAAAGCACGATGTTATGAAATATGTTACTTGGGTTTCTACTGAAAAAATTAAAGACGTAGACACAGGCGGTAAACATACTGGCTTAAACGACCCTGTTTATTGCGAATACAATTACGGACTTGGTTTTAAAGTTTACGGAAAAGACGTAATTTCGGAATTTAGACCAACAAATAATATTAACTTAAAATCTTTTTAAAATGGAAAAAGAAAAATTGTATGTTGTTATGACTTCAGGTGGCAGAACTTCTATGTTTTTAGCCAAGTACATTAAGGAAAATACAAAATATAAAAATGTTTTATTTGTTTTTTTAAATACAGGAAAAGAAAAAGAAGAAACACTTGCGTTTATAGAAAAATGCGACAAAGAATTTAATTTAAATGTAATTTGGTTAGAAGCAAAAATAATACACGAAAAACAAATTGGGACAACTTATAAAATAGTTAATTTTAAAACAGCATCAAGAAATGGTGAACCATTTGAAGAAATGTTAAAAAAATATCCATTACCAAACAATATGGCTTCTAATTGCACGAGAGAATTAAAATTAAGACCTGTTGAAGCTTTTATACGAAATAATTACAAAGACTTTGACGTTTATAGAATTATTGGAATTAGAGCAGACGAACAACATAGAAAATCAAATAATGCAACAAACGAAAAATTACTTTACCCGCTTTGTGATGAAATAAAAGTTGACGCAAAATTTATTCGTAATTGGTGGGAAAACCAAACATTTGATTTAGAGCTAAAAGATTATGAAGGAAATTGTGATTTATGTTTTAAAAAGTCTTTAAAAAAAAGATTAACTATTGTAAAAGAAAACCCAAAAATTGCAGAATGGTGGGAAAAAATGGAAAATAAATATAGTTCCGAAACAATACCAAGATTTGATTTAAGAACAAATAAAAGCATTGCAGAAATTAAAGAATTAGCAAAAAAACCATTTACACAAGCAAAAGATTTACACGAATTGTCTAAAACACAAATAGAACTTTTTAATTTTGAAACTGATTGTTTTTGTAAAGCAACTTAAAACTAACTTAAATATTTTTTAAAATGGAACTTGACTTATTAAGTAGCAGAATTAACTTAAACCACACTTGTTTAAAATTACAAGTAAGCATTGAAGACATAAAAACCAAACATCCTAACCGAACTGATTTAATAAGTTCAATGGAACAAAGTTTACACGAAATAAAAAAAGCAATGGTTGTTTACGACACTTTAGAAAAAGAATTTAGAGTAACAAGACAAATAAACTTTGATTTACAGCATATAAATTTAGAATTAAAACAGGACGTAAAAGACTTAAAAAAAATTATAGAATTTAACAACGCGGAACTTTGAAAACACGAACTAAAAAATGTTTTAACTGCAAAGAAGAATTTACACCGTTCAGCACACTACAAAAGTTTTGTTTAAAAAACGAATGCATAAAAGCAATGGTTGAAACGCAGAAGTTAAAGGAATGGAACAAGAAGAAAAAAAAGTTAGTTGAAGACTTAAAAACTGCAAACGACTATTTAAAAATAGCGCAACAGGTATTCAATAAATTTATTCGTGTTCGTGACGCTGGACTTAATTGTATTTCGTGTAACAAACCTTGTAAAAAAGAAAATGCAGGACACTACTATTCACAAGGTGGACACAGTAACGTAAGGTTTAACGAAGACAACGTACACTTGCAATGCGAAGCTTGTAACACTTATTTAAGCGGTAACCTACTTAACTATCAAATAGGTATTGAAAAACGAATAGGAGCGCAAAGATTAATTGAGCTTCAGGCGAAAGCACACGAAGTTAAAAAATGGACAAAAGACGAACTAAAAGAATTAATAGAAACCTATAAACAAAAACTAAAATGAATTACAACAACGACTTTAAACACGATTTAGAAGTAGGACAAGTATATGAAAAAGAACTTGGAAACTTACTGCAAAAAAAAGTAGAAGTTAAACGCGACTTCCGTTGTTTAGAAACTAAAAACGTTTTTGTAGAATATGAAAGTAGAAACAAACCTTCAGGAATAGCAACAAGCGAAGCCGACTATTATTGTTTTTGGTTCAGCGATGTTCACTGCGTAATTATAAAAACGGACAAATTAAAAGAGCACTGCCGTAAATGGATAGGAACAAACCGAGATGTTTTAGGCGGTGACAATAACACAAGCAAAGGTATTTTACTACCGATAACAATTTTTTTTGAAAATATTTATTAAAAATAGTTGTTTATTAAATAACTTTATTTATATTTGCATATATTATTAACTTAAATTATTTAACTATGAAACATTTATTTAAAAGTTTAGCAGCGTTCCAACAAGAAGTACCTGTTATTCACAAAGCAACACAAGGTTACGGTTACACCTACGCAGACTTACCGAAAATCTTTGAAGTAATTAATCCGCTACTAAAAAAACACGGATTAGGGTTCACTCAACTAATTAACGGAACACAAATTGCAACTTGTTTATTTCACGTTGAAAGTGCTGAAAGCATCGAAAGTAAAATTGATATTCCACAGGGAGTAATTTTAAAAGGAATGAACGAGTTCCAAGTATTAGGAAGTGCAATAACTTACTTAAGACGTTACGCGTTAAGTTCGATGCTTGGTTTAGTTACGGACAAAGACACAGACGCTTCTGGCGAACAAGTAAAACACGAACCTAAAAAAGCAACCATAGACAACGCAAGGTTTCAAAAAGCTATTGACGCAATTAGCAAAGGAGAATATACAGTTGAAGAACTAACAACAAAGTTTAGTTTAACACCTGCACAATTAAAAACGTTAGAAGTATGAAAATACGTTGTTCAGCATTGGGGCGGTTAATGACCGCTCCACGCACCAAGACCGAAACATTAAGCAAAACAGCAAAGTCTTACATTCAAGAACTTGTTTTAGAAGAAAAATTCGGCATTAAAAAAGAGTTTAGTTCACGTTACACCGACAAAGGTTTACAATGCGAAGACGAAGCAATAAGCTTGGTAAACGATGTTTTGGGTTTAGGGTTTATATTTAAGAACGAAGAACATTTTAACAACGATTGGATTACAGGAACACCCGACGTAAACACGAATGATGTTTTATTAGACATTAAATGCAGTTACGAAGCACACACGTTTCCGTTCTTTGAAGACGAACTACCAACTAAAGATTACTACTATCAATTGATGGGTTACCTTTGGCTTACGAATAAAACCGAAGCACTACTTTGTTATTGTTTAGTAAACACACCGTTAGAAATAGTTGAAGACGAAATTAGACGCGAACATTGGAAACAATTTAAAATTGACGAAGACGCAGAAATTAGAGAATATGTAGAAAAAAAACATAACTTCGACCATTTGCCAGAACAAACAAAAGTAAAAGTATTTAAAATAGAACGTGACGAAACAGTAATTTGGGAAATACAAACAAAGGTTGAAGAAGCAAGAATTTATTTTAACAGTTTAATAGAAACAATATGATACGCTATAATACGATATGATATGAAAGCAATACTTGAATTTAATTTACCTGAAGAAAAAGACGAATACAACTTTGCAAACAACGGAGTAAATTATTATATAACATTAGTTGAGTTTGACCATTGGTTAAGAAGCGAATACAAATACAACGGTAACGAACCAATGTTTGAAGCAAGAGAAAAATTACAGCAATTTATTAACGACAATA